GGTTAATAATTAGGGAAATTAGGTGTGCAGAAATGTACACCTTTTTTTTTGTTTAATACAATTACAACTTTATTTTATTATTATAAAAAAAATAACAAATGAAGTTAGAAATTACAATACCGACAAAATTAAGTGAAATAAAACTTTCACAATATCAGGCATTTTTAAAGATAGCTAAAGACAATGAAGATTCAGAATTTCTGCATCAGAAAATGGTACAGGTATTTTGTGGAATAGATTTAAAAGAAGTAGCACAGATTAAATATAAAGATGTAAACGATATAACTACATCAATAGGTAATATGTTTAATCAAAATCATTCATTTATTCCTACGTTTAAAATGGGTGGTACTGAATTTGGTTTTATTCCTAATTTAGAAGATATGAGTTTTGGTGAATATACCGATTTAGATACTTATATAACTGATTGGGATAATATGCACAAAGCAATGGCAGTTTTATATAGACCAATTAAAAAGAAAGGTTTAAATGGCACTTATGAGATTGAAGAATACAATGGAAGTATAACTTATTCAGAGGTGATGAAATTTGCACCATTAGATGTTTGTTTAGGTGCAACGGTTTTTTTTTACAATTTAGGCAACGAATTATTGAAAGCTACGATTCACTATTTGGAGAAGGACAAGGAATTGCAGAATATTCTGCAGAAGCAAACTTTGGACAAAAGTGGGGATGGTATAGTTCAATCTATGCTCTTGCTCAAGGAGATATCTCAAGATTTGATACCATTACAAGATTACCGATTAACCAATGTTTAACATACCTAACATTCGAGAAAGAAAAGAATAAAATAGAAGCTGATTTAATTAAAAGACAGAATAGATGACATCACATTATTACGAAATAACACAAGCAATTAAAGACCAATTAAACAAAGATTTATTTGTAAATACAGTTACTATTGGGGATATATTTAAAGTTGATTTAAACAAACAAACTATATTTCCTTTAAGCCATATAATTATTAATTCAGCAACATATCAGGGTGTAACTTGGAATTATAATATATCTATTTTATGTATGGATATTGTAGATGAAAGTAAGTCTTTAACAACTGATATATTTTTAGGAAATGATAATGAACAGGATGTATTAAATACACAGTTAATGGTAGTTAATAGATTTTTAGAAGTATTAAGTAGAGGTGATTTGTCAAATGATTATGAATTAATAAATACACCATCTGTAGAATTTTTTACAGAAAGATTTGAAAATAAATTAGCAGGTGTAACACTTACTTTTGAAATGGCAATTTCTAATCAGATGGGTATATGTTAGAAGTAGAAAAGATTTTAAATAAGTTTAGAGATTATGTAATTCAACAATCAAGAAGCAATTTAACAAAAGGTGGAAAGAATAGTTCTAAAGAACTTTATAATTCTATCAAAGGTGAGATTGTAAGTGAGAATGGATTTAACATAGTTGGCTTTTCTATGATTGAATACGGAATGTATCAAGATAAAGGTGTATCAGGTAAATTAAAAAAATACAATACACCATTTAGTTATAAAAGTAAAATGCCACCTGCAAAAGCATTTGATAAATGGATAGTTAGAAAAGGAATAGCACCGAGAAACGCTAAAGGTGAATTTCAATCAAGAAAAGGATTGCAATATGCAATAGCAAGAAGTGTATTTTTAAACGGAATTAAACCAAGTCTATTCTTTACTAAACCATTTGAAGCAGGATATAAAAAATATATAGATGTAGATTTATTAAAAGCATTTGGACAGGATGTAGAAACAATGGTAGATTATAATTTAAAAGATATAAAATGAACATAGTAAAAATTTATAAAGGAGAAGATACAGAACCAACTTTTATAATTGAAAGCGAAAACGTAATAGATTCAAGTCAATATGTAAATCTATGGACTTGCACAGAAAAGATTTATATAGATGAAGATTTGATTGAAGTAATATATCACATAAAATGAAAATAGTAAAAGTAAGAAGTCCGTTTATAGTTGAAGTACCATCACAAGGAAGTACACACGTAGGAAGTAAGATAGTATTGACTATTTGGAATGTAGGAGAATCAGAACCTACTGCAGGTCAATCAGGATATTATCAATTAACTAAATCAATACCAAGTACAACACAAAGAGCAACATCTTATAATGTTTCTAATTACGTTAGAGAATTTATAGATAACGTAAAACCAAACAATTATAATTTAACAACTACAGCTGCAGAAAACGTTAATGAATATTGTATTTTTCACGTTTTAACATATTGGTATAATGGAACAAGTTATACATCTTTATCAGGTGAATATTATTATGGAGTAAATGGGTTTACAAATTACACAGATGGGTATCAAAACCCAAGTGAAACTAAATTAAATTTATTAGCAAATACTAACATTAAAAACTATTACTATAAAAGTTCTTATGCTGATTTAAAAATGGAGTATTTAAATTTACTATTTGACAAATTAAGTACAGATAGTTTTACATTAAAATACGAAAGAATTGATGGTACAGTTTATTCTACAACTCAAAATATTTTAAGTGGAGTTGCAGGAATAGATAATTTAAAAATACCTATTACTCCTGTAATATTTGATAATAATTTCGTGAATGGTTGTAAAGTTACAATTACAATAACACCTGCAAGTGGAAGTCCTACAGTTTATGTATTCTATTCTTATCCTATTGAAGAATGTAAATATACACCTGTTAGATGTTCGTTTATTAATCGTTATGGTGGATGGAAGGATATAATCTTTTTTAAAGCACAAACTAATACTATATCAAGTAAAGGTACAGATTATAAATTAATGCCTTCAGCAATAAACTATAACACATCTAAAGGGCAAGTAAAATCTTTTAATATAAATGGTACACAAACTATAAAATTAAATACAGGATTTGTAGATGAAAATTATTCTGAATTAATTACTGATTTGTTATTAAGTGAAACTGTATTGTTAGATGAAAAACCCGTAATGGTTAAAACACAAGGAAGTGATTTAAAGACAAGTTTAAAAGATAAATTAATAAACTATGAAATAGAATTTGAATATGCTTATAACCTTATAAATGATGTTGTATGATAACAGTAGGTATATTTATTAAAGATTCAGTTACTTCAGAATACAATAGATTAGAATTATTTTCAGATGAAAAAATATCTGTTAATAGTTCTATTCAAAATGTAAATGATATATCTAAAACGTTTACAGATTTTAGTCAAACTTTTACCGTACCTGCATCAAAGCAAAATAATAAGATATTTAGACATTGGTATGAAAATAGTAATGATAATGGATTTAGTACATTAGTTAAAGCTGATGCATATATCGAAATAGATACAATACTATTTAGAAGTGGTAAGATACAATTAGAATCAGCAAATGTTAAAGATGGACAACCACAAGATTATTCAATTACATTTATAGGTGTATTAGGTAGTTTAAAAGATAAATTTAACGGTTTATATTTAAAAGATTTAACATTAAATACAAGTTATGATTTTAATTATAGTGATACATTTGTAAGAAACAAAGTATATCAAGATGAAATAAGTTCTGATATTATGTTTCCATTAATTACATCAAAAAATGTTTGGTCTTATGGTAGTGGTTATAATATTAATAATGTAAATTTTCCAATTCTTTGGGAGGAGTTATTTCCTGCTATAAAATTAAGAGGAGTTTTAAATATGATTGAAACTCAATTTGGAATTAACTTTGACGGAACAACGGAAGACCCAAGTACATTTTTAAATGATTCAAAATTTACAAGTGCTTATTTATATTTAAAAAATTCAGATGTATTTACACCACAATTAACTAATAATGTAGTTTTATATCAAACTCCAATAGGTTTTCCTCCAAGTGGAACTAACGCACAATTTCAATGGCAAAATTATGACCTTGCTTTAGGTAGATTTACATCAGCAAATCAAAACACAAATAATTGGGTTCAAAATGTAAGGTTTCAATACAGGTCAACAGGTACAGGTATTTTTGATATTGAATTATGGAATGTTACAGATAATGTTTTAGTTTCAAATGTTTTAAATAATTCTGCAAATAATCCAACTACTACAGTATTTCATCTTTTAATGGAGGAGTTTTTATCGGTATATCAAAATAAAACATTTGAAATAAAAATAAAGTTAAAAACAGGAACTTTAACATTTTTAAGTGGTTTTACTGAAGTACGTTTAAGGTCAGTTAGAATTGTTGGTGGTTCGCTTACAATAGACCAATTTTTAGATACTACTAACAATCAATCATTATTACCTATATTAAAAGTAAACAATTTGTTTCCTGAAATTAAAATTGAGGATTTTTTTAGCGGATTACTAAAAATGTTTAATTTAACTTGTTATTCAAAAGATGGAATTAATTACACATTACAACAATTAGAAGATTATTATACATCAGGAACAACAAGAGATATAACTAAATACATAAAATCAGATAATATAAACTTAAATAGAGTTAAAACGTATAAGAAAATAAATTTTGAATACGAAAAATCAGAATCATTAATAAATGTAGGTTTTAATTCTGCAAATGGAATAGAATATGGTTCTTTGTTTTACGATACACAAAATGATGGTGATGAATATAACATTAAATTACCTTTTGAGAATTTAAATTTTAGTAATTTAAGTGGATTATTGCAAGTTGGCTATGCATTAAAAACAGATTATCAACCATACATTCCGAAACCAATTATTTTATATGATTATAATCCTAATGCAACGATAAATTTAGGTACAAGTTTTTATTATCTTACACACGAAACTTTAGGATTCGGACCGTATTATTATTACAAAGCATTTGGACAGGAGTATTTTGATGGAACAAATACTTATAGTTTAAACTTTAATCAACAACAATCAACTTTAACAAATCAAGTTATTGATAAAGGATTATATGACCAATATTATTCTAATTATATAACTAATATATTTGATTCTAAAGCAAGATTAATTAAAGTTAGTGGAATATTACCAACATCATTATTAACTACGCTTAAATTAAACGATAGGCTTATTATAAGAGATAAGAGATACTTAATTAACACAATGACAACAGATTTAACTACAGGTGAAGTTCAATTTGAATTATTAACTGATAACAGAGAATTATGATAAAGCATATATTAGATTTATTAGCATTAGATGAATTTTACGGACAAAGTGAATTAATAGAAATAGCAAAAGGTAAATACCAAAGACCAACAACAATTAAACAAGGATTTAAACAACTTAAAAGACAGATAAAATGGCAGAAAAGAAAACAATAGAGTTAGAAGTAAAATCAAATGTTGGTGAGTCTATTTCTGATTTAAAAGCATTAAAAAGGCAGTTAAAAGATACAGCTGCAGGGTCAGAAGAATTTAAAAAGTTATATAATCAAATTGATGATTTAGAAGATAAAATTAAATCATCTAAAAATGCTTCATCTGATTGGATTGATAGTTTAGAATCTGTAGGTGGACCATTAGGAATGTTAGGTGGTGGATTAAATAAAGCTAAAGTAGCTACTCAATCTTTTGGTGGTGCATTAAAAGCTACAGGAATAGGTTTGTTTGTTTCTTTAATTGCAGGATTAGTAGCTGCATTTCAAGATAATGAAAATGCAATGAAAAAAATACAACCATTATTAAATGGATTGCAAAAAGTTTTTCAAGGTGTATTTAGAGCAGTAGAACCATTATTTAATACTTTAGTTGATTTAGCTATTGGTGCTTTACCTATGGTATCAAAAGCTATGGCAACTGTTTATTCAAGTGTAACAGCAGTATTTCAATCATTAGGTTCATTAGGTTCTGCAATAGGTAAATTAGTTAAAGGTGATTTTAGTGGTGCTTGGAAGGATGCTAAAAGTTCAGTAACAGATTTTAGTAAAAATTATGATGCTTCTATAAAAAGATTTAATTCAGGAACAAAAGAAATGACTGCTACTGAAAAAGAAGAAGCAGAAAAAAGAGCTGAAGCAAGAAAAGCAGCTGATGAAAAAAGAAAAGCACAACAAGAAAAATCTAAACAAGCTGCAATACAAAAAGCAAAAGAAGAAGCAGATGCATTAAAGAAAATAGAAGAAGATAGGATTGCTAAAGAAATGGCTTCTGCACAAGAAGTATTAGATAAAGAAAGGTCTTTAATACAAGGTCAAGAAA